CATTGTATGGTGTATTCCCTGCTGCATATTGGATATTCCATTGAGTGGTAGTGACCCCTGGAAGGAAGTATGCTATCCTTGGCTTGAAGTTATCAGGGATTTTGACACCATTTTCTACCTTGTACAGGTGGATCATGATTCGCCCTGGTACTTCTTCCCTCATCACAGGTGGTGCAAAGACTACCTTCACACTTTTGGTGTCTAGAATAAAATCATTGTCTATGATGGTTCTTGATTCGCCATAGACTTGATTGAATTTAGTCCTATATGATTCACTCCAAAAGTCACTATCTGTGTCAAAGATAAGCCTGTATTCCTTGGCTGATAATTCACTCAAAGGTGTTGTAGTTATCTGCTGACCTACATCTAGTTTGTCACTCCAATCAAGGGCCTGATCTTTGAATGTTTGGTAGAACTCATTATAGGGGATGATCTCAAGTACATTGGTTCTGAGTCTATCCTGAGTTATGTACAGATTGTACATGGATATGATTGACTTCAAGAAATCCCTCTGCTTCATTGACTTTGGCAGAGTGTACTCAATCTTCATGGTGTCACCTTCTTCAAGTTCCACTGCTACAGGTACTGTGTTCCCTATCTTAAATGATCCTATAGGTGCTACTACTACTTCAGTCTGAATGTTTGGGTTATCACCTACACCCTGAAGTGCTTGACCTGTCAATCTGATCTCAAAGTAATCATTCAAAGCAAGGTCTATTCCACCTGAAATCTCAACAGTCCAAAAGTAAAATTGACCTGCTGAAATTAGTTGAGCATTCCTGGTAGAAGACAAAATCTGTGATCCATTCTTCAATACAGAAACTGTCCATTGATTATTTGTGAATGCTTCTAGTGATTCAAATGACAGCCTTAAATTCAAATTCAATCCCGTGTTCAGGTTCTGTGCTTTGTTCCATCTGAATCTAGTCCCTGAATTTTGGATAGTAAACCCTGAAGCCAAAGTACTGCTGAAATTTAGCAGCCTAGTGAAGGAAGGTGTGGTAGTGGTTTCCTGCTGATATAGTACAGGGGTTTGATCTAGTAGGGTAGTGGATTCCTTTGTGATCATCTTCTCAGCAGTTACTAGAATCAACTTCCTGAAATAGAATGAATCGAATATAGGTGCTGTGATTTGGAAGCCTGCCTCCTCAAAGATTCGCTTGAGGATTTCTGATACATATACAGCAGGCTTAAAGTTCCTAATAGGGTAGGTGATGCCATTGTCAACAGTGAAGCCGTAATCCACCAAGGGATACACATAGTTTGAAGCACCCTCCACATATTCATCCCTAGCCCATGATGCTTCAATATTCGTTTTATTCCAAACATGGTCATAGTCATCAAAATCAAGATCAGCAAGGGTTTTGTCACCTAGTTCATGAAGGATGTCTCTAAGTCTTCCAAAGACATTGACTTCATACAGGATATCCCCTGAAATGTTATTGATCTTCATCATCCTGATCACACCATCAAATATCTTGACATTGTCTAGAAAGATTTGGGCTTTTGCTTGCTTTGCAGGATTGAAGTTTGCACCTATGTTGACATCATTTGGATAGTAGTCATTGCTGACTGATATATCAAAGATGTTTCCAAACAGGCCCTGATTCTTTGAAGTTGATGGCAGTGTGATAGTCTTTGAATAGGATGTGTTCCTTCTTTCAATGTCAGTGACATCAGCCACAGAATAGGTGAATTCTACATCTATATTCCCTAGGGTGTCTACTTCTACACCTTCTACAAATAGTCTAGCTGCACTCATATCACCTGTCGATTATTTTCAAGCCCAAATTCAAGGTCTAGTTCTAAGTTGAATAGTTTGTCTGTTGCAGTCTTTTTGATCTCATAGGATGTGGCTGTAGGCTTCACAGGAATCCATGATGGCCTGATGTAGTTATCATTCACAAGGTTCATGTAGACCAAAGGTGAAGAGTACAGTTCCCTGATCAATTCGCTTTGTGCATCATTTAGGTAGTCAGATATGATCTTCCACACCTGAGTCTCATTTGTGAAGTAGACAGGATTGATGTTCTTCACTATCACCCCACCTGCTTGATAGATACTGCCATCATAGTTTCTCTGATAGCCCTTCTTCTCAATGGTCAAAGTAGTCTTATTCACTAGGTCAAAATTGAAGAAATCGAATGCCCCATATTTATTCAAGTAGGCCATTCTGATAGGATCAAACTTTCCACATTCCTGAGTGTATAGGGTAGCAAATTTGTACCTCCTTGCTGTGCCATTATTCCAATTCACGAATAACTGAATAGAAGCAATGCTGCCCCCATAGGTCAAAGGTGTGATCTGAAAATAGTTGACATTGGGATAGGTAGTGCCTGACTTTGCAATGAAGTAGGTGGCTGTAGTAGCATTGTTGTAAGTCACAAGCAGTTCTACATTTGTCAGAAATCCTGTGTTGACAAATCCAAAGACCTGTGCATCTGTTTCTCTTACCTTGATAGTATCCCATGCTGTCAAAGGCTTGTAGGTAGTATTGCTGACCCCATTGTACAGGTTCACATCATCATACCAATCATCCAATTCTAGCAAAGGGAAGGAAGCAGCCAAAGCATATTTGGTAGATGATACTACCTCTGATGCTAGGACTATCACAAATTCCCCTGCCACCTCATAGTACTCATAGACTTTCAGGTAGAATCCCTTGATGATGTTTGTGCTGTTGGAAGATGTCGCAGTCTCATAGAATCCCTTGGTGTATTCGAACTGTGTAGAAACGAATTTAGACACATCGAATTCCACAGGATCAGATGCATCAGCAGGTGAATCATAGTAGGCTGTGGTGATCAATTCATTTGCTGAATTGTAGACTTTGACTACATATTTGAAGCCTACCTCTGCTGCATTTGTGGATACTATTTGGTAGTTGATCCTATTGAAAGCAGGAAGGATGCTGATTGATGGCTGTGTAAGGGTTATCATTTTTTTACTTTTAGTATTAAGCTATTTTCACCTATGCTCTGAATGTCTACTTCAAAATCAGGTTTGGATTCATCTAGTGATCTTTGGATGAAGTTAGTCCCTGCAATGCCATACTTCTTGATATAGTATGCCATTCTTTGGGCTGAACTAGAAATCTGTTTTAGCATCCTTCTACCCTTTAGGGTTTCATCACCATATTGAATTCTGAGATTCCTTGCTTCTATTTCTATGTTCTTTCTCTGCATCCATCCTTCCAATTGTTTCAAGGCTTCCAATGGCATCCCATACTTCCTAAATTGGTAGTATTCATTATCCTTATTTAGGTAGACTTTTTTGTTTTTGATATCATGCTGAATACCTCTGACACCTTTATCAATGTAGTCAAAGTAGTCTGCACCTGTTTTGATCTCTATTCTGTACCCTGATTTTGTCTCACTTATTACAGCCTCACCAAATGATGCTTTTAGACCACCTTGATCCATTGGTGCATTCTTCTCAAGATTGCTGACCAAGTTTGCACCTAGCCTTTGCAAAGCAGATTCAAGGTTCTTCAGAAGGATGTCTTCAGCCCTGACTACAAACTCATTGCCTTTGAGTGAATACCCTCCGACATTGATCAGACCATCTACTTTAGCTTGGCTTGCAACGACCATTTTTTATATTCTAAGTCTTTGTGTTTGTTATAATCTTTCAAATATGCAAGGGTATTCAGGTACTCTACCACCTTCAATTCAAAGGCATCATTCACGCTAATATTTTGGAAGTCTGCCACCTGCTTAGTGGAATATACCCACCCCCATCTTTCCATAAATGGACTACCTTCTCCGCTAGTTCCTGATTGATCACTGAGGAGATTATGGTATTGCTTATTAATTCGCTGAATAATTGACAAAAAAAAAGCATACACCCATAGACTTCAATGAACTTAGCATCTAGCAATTCATCTGCTACTACATCATGGGGAATCTTCCCATAGGGCTGATATCTCTTCCCTTCCATAGGTAGAAAGAAGCAGGCTGCAATCTTATTGATCTGCATGATTTCACCTGAGAAGGCTAGGATATCTATGTACTGACCTGCTGTGATTTCATTCAATTCATGGCAGAACTTGTACCTTTTATCACCCACCTTCAGGAAGTCCACAGGCTTAGTCTCAGGGATGTTATCAAAGAAAGATAGCTTCTCCCCATATTCTGTGATCAAGTCCCTGTACTTGAAAGTATCATAGTATGCTTCATCTTTGCCCTCCACTATGGAAAGCATTTTCTGCTGCTTCTCAATGATGTTCAGATTCCCATTGATCTCAATATCATAGAGGCTGATGAATTGACCTACTGTAAGTTTATCCCACATGATTCTAAATATATTTTATTGGTTTGATGTATCTATCTGAATGAGTACTTCCCTAGGTGGCTGTTGGATATCTTATTCACTACGGAATATCTAAGTGCATCCAGGGCATGGTTAAAATTATCGACAGGCTTATTGGTGATCTGCCCGTTTTTATCTTCTATGAATTTGTAGTTCCTGAGTTCCTTGATCATGTTGAAACTTCCTTCCGTAGCATGAAGCCTATATCTTCTGATGATGTCTATCCCTAGGTTGATTGACCCCTTGATAGTAGGCTTGACATTCCACCCCATTCTGTAGATTTCTTCTATTGATTTGGGCTCTGCTGAATCTGCAAATATTTCTGTTGACCTGTCAAGTCCTAGCACCTTCAATTCATTTGCTATGTCCTGATTGGTCATGCCTGTTCTATACAGAAGTTCTTCTGCATACATATCATCCCCTAGCAGGTAGGTTCTCACAAGTGAACTAGGATCATTGGAGAATCCGAAGTCAAGACCATAGCTGACTAGCTTTGCTTCCTTTGGTATTTGCTTGCAGGTTTGGAAGGTGTACACAAGGCTTCTGCTCTGACCCCTTTCCCCTAGCCCGTAGACTCTCCAATAGTTTTCATCTATCTCCTTCAGTCTTTCTATCTCCTGCTTGATCACATCCCCTAGGAATGGGTTATCCTTGTAGGTAGTCTGATGGAATTCTACATCTGATCTAGTCAGCACCTGATCATAAATCCAATGAAATTCTTCTGATGGGTTATAGTCCAGGATCACCTTCTCATTGGTTCTGAATAGTAGCTGTGTCCAATCTTCCTGACTTAGTTCATTTGCCTCATTGCAGAAAAGTAGGTCACGCTTTCTACCCCTGATCTTCTGAGGCATATCTAGTGAGATGAATTCTATGACATTCCCATTCAGCCTGTATTCATTCGCTGTCTTTGAATGAAAGTCTTCTGAATAGATTTCATGATCCTTGATGATTTGGAAGAAGTCCCTCATAACAGTACCCCTCAATGCAGGGAATGTCTTCCTACAGATGGTGACTATCTTCCCTGTGTTCTTTTCGCAGTATGAAAAAATGATCCACAGCAGGATGTTGTAGGTCTTCCCTGATCGAGTGCCACCCTGCTGTACTACTATCTTTGTGGTGCTTTCTTCAAGGTGTCTGAATACCTTGTTTGTTTTTACCTTAGTGATCTGCATCCACTATGTTCACTTCAAATATCTTTTGACCATCCTTTCCCGTGATCTCCTGCCTTTCGACATAGCCCCTATCCTTTCCTTGTGTTTTTAGAAAGAAGATGACAGCAGTCATATTTTCATTCCCCATTGCCTTATCAAGCATAGATTCTGCAAAGTCTAGTCTGCTATTCCTTCCCTCTATCACAGCCTGCTGAAGGTCTTCTTCCTGAACCCACTTTCTCAAAGTCTTTGGCTCAACATCCAATGATTTGGAAGCAAGTGAAATATTCCCATAGGCTTTCACTATTGCTTGCTCTATAATGTCTTTGCTTGGTTTTTTCATAGTGGGTAATTTTAGGTAATCCGTACAGATAGGATGCCCTAACTATACGGATTCTGTACTTCAAAGATTAGTCCTTTTCTTCTGTAGCCTCCACAGCCTGCACAGGCTCTGCATACTTCTCTGTCAAGGTGTTCTCAATCCCTGCTTCATCTAGTAATTTTTTAAACAATTCTGCAAGTTGGAAGATTCCATTCTGATCTTCAAGTGTGATGGTGACAGTCTTCTCAGGGCTGTTGAAATTCAATTCAAATGATGCCATTTTCTTTTTGGTTTTTGGTTTAAATTATTTGTAGTCAGGACAGGATTGATACCTGCACACATATCTAAGGGTATCTTAATATGCAATCACTTTTATCAAGCAGTTCCGATTTGCGTCTGATTCCGCCACCTGACTATACTTTTTTTAGAAGGGTAGATCATCTACAGGATCAGGTACAAATGCATTTGCCTTGGGCACTGCTTCATCCTTCTTGTACTCATTCAAGAATACACCTACATCCTTGCCGTAGTCATTTGCTTTGTCATAGACATTGACATTGATGTTCACATACTTCTTCCCATTGTAGGTGTATGAGTGTGCCTCTGCATCCGTTATGCAAATTGAAGCAGTCATCCAGGATTCACTTCTTTTCTTTCCGCTTCCTAGTCTGATTTTTGGTTTGTCGCTCATGTGTATTTTTATTTGGTTTTTCTTCTTCTCTTGATAGGTAGATTCTCTATCACAGGTGCTTCAATCACTACAGGCACTTCTTCCACTACAGGCTGATCTTCTTTGTACCATGTGGTGTGAGTCTCATTCACGAACCATGCATAAAGGTAGTTCACTAGTTCTGCCCTACAGGAACTGCACCAATGGGAGAACTGATGCTTCTCATTTATGTAGGTGGTGTATAGGTATATCATATCAGTATATACTTCCTTGCTGTAGTTCCTGATGAATGCGTGCTTCTTGTAGCATTCGTACAGGTGAAAGTGCTTCTTGAATAATTCTAGGTCTTCAGGTGATATCTGTGTCATAACTCAAATTTATTGGTGAAATAATCTTCAATGATCAGGTACACAAATGGTGTGCAGCTACTTATAAATATGGCATTTAGCAAATCCGTTTTTAAAATCAGAAAGAATAGGCTGATCCAAAAGGACATACAGAATGAACATGAGAAAGGCTTGACCAATTTTCTACCTGTAACTTCCTTAAATTTTTTAGGAAAGTTCAGGATGTAGAAGTATATCAATGTGATGCCTGCTGATCCTAGTATACTAACTGCTGCAAGATACATTTTCTGATGTTTTTAATGGTGATGAAAATAGATGTGTGAGGGATGCCTGTCTGCTTGCTTACCTTCCTGACTGATCCTAGTTCAATGTACATTTTGAGAATCTCCTGATCATACCAATACAGGGAAGGGATGATCTTTGAAATGCTATTTGCTACCTCTTGACTATTGTCAATCTCTTCTTCTTCCTTGACAAATTTCATGATGTCTTCTACAGGTACTAGGGCTGCATACATCCTACCAAACTTTCCATATTTTGAATTGGTTTGGTTACAGCAGATTCTGACTATCCAAAACTTGAAGACCTGCTTCCCTTTGCTTTGCAGTTCCCCTATTTTTTCAGGGTTATATTCCAGGACTATGACAGCTACTTCCTGCCGTAGGTCTTCCCACAAATCTTTCCCTATATTCTTGAATACATATTCAAACTCCTTATCATACAACCAATCAATAGCCTTCATTTGAATTTGATCACTTCGCCTGTAGGCTTCCCTGAATAGTCACACAGCCATCCATTCCATGTGAATCTGACTTCTATTTCATTGCCTCTATGGGGTGCTGAAATCAGCCTGATCTGTAGCTGTACTATTTCAATAGATTGGAATAATCCCTTACCCTTATTGATCCATGCAGACCACTTTCCCTGAGAATCCTTATGTCGGATTTCTAGGCTGTAGTCAGGCTTGGATATTGGCAGGGTTCTAGACATTGTTTTTCTAATTAGGGAAGGCTACCCACTAACACCTCACATCAGATTTGTGGGCAGGTCTGATCACTTAGCCTTCCTTTTTTGGTTTGATAATTACTTCTAGTCCTATGGCATCACAGATCATTCTCAGATTGAATAGGCTTATTGATTCCCATCCATTCTCTACCTGATTGATAGGTGCATGGGATAGCCCTAGTTTGGCACATAGTTGTAGCTGTGTGTATCCACTTTTCTTTCTTGCTGTTCTGATCAGTCTTCCTTCTTCTAGGCTCATTGGTTTGTGTTTTGTCAAATATAGGATAAAAATTAATATCCAATCAATACAGGGTATTTTGTCTAAAATGGTAGCATCTTGTAGATACCCATGTGAATGAATTCTTCCCCCTTCTTGACTATGCACTTCCTGACATTCAATTCAAAGACCATCTTGTCATTGAAGCTATACTTCTTCTGTGCCAAATCTATCAATGGCTTGCAGGGATTGTCTATGTCTGCTGCCTTGCTTGAAAATCCAAAGAAGAATTCAATCCTTAGCATCTCTGTAGGATCAATCTTTCCAGGTGGCATCATGAAAAGCATGGTCTTTTCATACTCCCTGTATGCTCCTGATTTTATCTTCCTTCCTAGGTAAGCCCCATTTACTGACAAAGGCTTCTCATGTATCTTGAATTGTATCATTTGCAGGCCTTATAGATGAAGTCCATCCCTATGGTGAACAGTGCCACATAGATCATGAACAGAAAATTCATAGGCACATCAAAATGCATGAACATAAAGACTGACAGGGCAGTAGATGATGCAGAAAAAATGTCCTGTTTTTTAGGTGTGAAACTTTCAATAATCTTTCTCATTTTAGAATAGGCTAGTTTGTTTGATGTATGGTTCAATTCTCTTTTTTGCTATTTCTACATATTCAGAACTTATCTCTGAAAGTACCCAATTCCTTTTCCATTTATTTGACATCTTAGCAGTAGTACCACTACCACCGAAGCAGTCATAAACTAAATCACCCTCATTGCTCCAGGTCAAGATATGGTCTTCTGCTAGTTTTTCAGGGAACATGGCAGGATGTTGATAGGCTATTTCATCCCTTGTAGTATTTCCTTTCCCTGTGGCATATTCCCAAATATTAAATCTATAGCCATATTCCTGAACATTGAATTTCTCTCTTTCTTTTATCTCTCCATTTTTCAATCTTTCAGATGTTTTTCCCCATGACTGAGATCCTCCCCACTTATTTTTCCTATCCTTCAAAAGGTTTGCAGTTTTTGGATTTCCCTTGCTTAAAATGAACATATATTCAAAAGATTGAGAATATCTCTTATCTCCATTTTTTGCAGGGAAACTTGGTGTCTTTGAATAAATCATAGTATCATGGATGTTGAATCCTAATTCCTTGAAATATAGTGCTTGCTTAAAACTTGTACCCGTTTCTGATCCATTCACAACAGCATCACCTACTACCCAAACAAGTACACCTCCTTCTTTTGTGACACGAAATAATTCTTTTGCTATGTCTTCAAAAGGAAAGGAATATCCATTGTAATCTCTTAGGTCATCATAGGGTGGAGATGTGACAGTCAAATCAATAAAATTGTCAGGCATCCTTTGCATGGTTTCTAAATTGCTTTCATTATAGATGCAATTAATATCAAAAGTATTTTTCATTTGTCTTCTTTAAAATGGTGCATTGATTTCTTGTGATTGATCAGGAAAGATGAAGTCATCTATTCCCGTACTGCTGAACTTCTCTATCCTAGGTGCAGGTGCTTTTCCTATCAGGGCATTCTCAAAGTAGTCAAAGCCATCCTTTCCCGTGTACCTGTTCCGCTTCCTGTTGAAGTCTATGGTGATTTCAGTAGGTATCCCTACTAGTTTCTGCTTCTTGATCTTATCCGTTTTGATGATGACTGTGGTATCATTTGGATCAGTAGCCCTGTTTGGCCTCCACACTGAAATAGAATTATCTGTAGAATCTGCAAAAGTACCACCACCTTTGATTTGGTACAGGGAAGGTGGAGGGTAGTTCCCATCTTTCTCCTTCCTAGGTGTAGTTTGGTGCATCACTAGGTGATAGGATACATTGTTTTTTCTAGTGAAGTTGATCCTGTCCATCATGAACCTAGATGCATACAGGTGTTCAGGTTCTCCAGGGGACATCTCATGTCTGATCTTGATGTATGGGTCTACTATCACTGCCTTCACATCCTTCTCCCATACTAGGTATTCAAATACAGATTCAATCTGCTCTATCCTGAAGTCAGGAACTTTGTCTTTCTCAGGGTAGACAAAAAAGAAGTTATCTTTCACCATGTCAAAGGCTCTCAGATACTCATCTTCCTGCACATCAAAATTCTTGTAGGCACGATCTGTAGACTTCCCTAGGATAGTATGAATAATGTCATCAAAGAATTCATCAGGTGGATAGTTCTCAGGGCTGAAGAATGCAAACTTCCACCCCTCATTTATTGCCTTCAAGACACAAAGAAAGATCAGGAACTGTGACTTCCCTTCATTGTTGTATCCTGTCCACAGATTGAATTCTCCTGCCTTCCATGACCACATCTTATTCTGCATCCCTCCACTACTGACATGATCCATGTCCCTGACATAGGTCTTTGATCCTGCTTCCTTTCCTTTACGGAAGTTTTGAAGCATTGAATCCTTTTGTGCTGCAAAGGTTTTGATTGAAGCCTCACAGAAGTCTAGGTCAAATGTCTTATCAGATTGCTTCTTCATTACCGAAATATTTATCTATGTTCTCCTTCATTGCTTTGTAGTGACCATTCCTTTCTGCCACATCCCTGAACCATTGCTTCTCAAATTGATTCCTGACCCTTATCTCATCCTTCAATGCCAAGGTAGTACCTTTTACCTCATAATCCATTATATTGATAAGATTAATATACTTTTTTTGTAAGGAGTACAGCCTCTTCAGATTGATTTCTATCAATGCCCAATTCTTAGTTTTTTGTGCCTGCACTATCATTCCCCAAATATCCCTATTCAGGTCATTCATTTCCTGTATCTGCTTCGCTTCCATTACCACCAATTATCTTCCAGGGTTGACTTAGGATATGCAGGTGCATCTACTTTCTTTTCATTTATGGGATTGCCTCTTTTGATCCAATTAATGAAGTGTTCCTTTGCATCCTTTTGACTTACCTTAAATTCTTCCTTCAGGATACATTCTTCTCTAAATTCATTCAGGTGATCCTGTACTTCCTTTGTTGTCACCTTATTCTTCATTGCAATTCCTTCAATCCATGCAGTGCTTTTCCACAATTCTCTGAAGATTTGATTGTGGCTTTCTACATCTACCTTCAATTCACTAGATGTCTGTTTATATATATCATTACCATTTACATTAACATTAACAGCTAGGTTTGCTACATCATTTGTAGCATTGCTAGGATTTGCTAGACTTTGCTTAGCATTGCTAGACTTTGCTATACCTCCCTTCCTACCTGCTTCTGCTCTTTGCAGTTTCTTTTCATCCCACATCTTCAGGTCTCTTTTCAATTGAGTCTTAATGGGTAAGAATGCCACCTTCAAAAGAAGGTCATCTGTGCTAGGGTTCTCATCATTCACATAGGAGAAGATGTGCTTGATCAGTCTGCCTGCATCTTCATCTGATAATTCGTCAAAGACTTCTCTTTGATCCGT